AACTGCAACCCAACTGCCACCAGTAACAGCAGATACAACGGCCGTTAGACCGATAGCAATGTATTCAGGACCCACGACTAGAATAAGCTTTTTTCTAATTTTAGGATTTAGTAATCAAGCTGGAGCTTACCTTTGCGCATCAATCCGTTAATCATCCAGACCAGTGCGTCAACACAGTCATCATGACTACTAACACCAAAGTTGGTCAGCTCTTCAAACATTGCAGTGAAGTTACGGTAACGATTAAAGATAATCTTACGATCTTCAAAAAGCCCCATGCAACCTCGAAAACGCGCCAATTTATCTGCACGGAAGCCCTTAACGGGATGCCAATTTAAGTTATAAAGACTTTCGTTGTTCAGGCAAACACGTTTGAAATCAGCTTCCAGGGAAGCCTGGTACTGCACAGCTTCCGAATAAATGTCACACGTGGAATAGGTCGGGAAGTAATTACCGCTTTCATCACGGCCAAGGATTGACCAATCATTAAGCAATTCTTTGAGCGCATCTAGTTTTTCTAAGTTTCCCATGACGCGTAGACGGCGGTAATCGATCACATGGATCTGATCACCAATGCGTCCACCAAGAACCATCACCGTGTAATCATTCTTTTCTTTAGTACCAGCGGAAAGGTCAACACCAACTGCAAGCGTATCAAACTCTGTAGCAATCTCAGCTTTAACGATTAGTTCAGGCGCAAGAGACAATTCATTTTGTCTGATGACCTGATTCATGTACTGGAATGAAAAAGCAATAGGTGCCTGTCGTTTCTTTTCTTTTAAGTAATCCAATGACCACATCTCTGGCCAATACGACCGTTCATCCCCTGTCTTGGGATCATTAAGGATGGCGGAAAGAACAATCTGTAACCAGTTGTTTTGTGTGTTGAAGGTTGTGGAGTGAATGTCGTCATGCCTGAAACGAGTACCAAGGCAGATAGCCCTGGCCCCTTCAAACATGGTGGGTGCGATCACAGCATTCCAGTTGTCCTGCATCTGTTTGCGGATGTCAGGGTTGGAGATGTCTGCGGCAGACTTAATGGCGTCATCAATGATAACCAGATGAGAACGCTTAGAGGTCACTGAACCTTTAAGGCCAGCAGCGCAGAGCGTAAATTGTTCTTCACCAGTGGTATCGATACCTGCAAACTTGTGATCAATGGACCAGTACTCATTACTGGTGACATTCTTGAGAAGGCGTACGGTAGGAAAAACTTCTTGGTATCGCTTGCTTTCAATGATGCGTTTAATGGTTGCTGACTTGGAGCGTGCGATGTCGACCGTATAGGACAAGTAGAGGATCTGTAGCGGCTTCTTGGCTAGTGTATGAATACCAATGGCCCATGCGGTAAACAAGCCAAGGACCGTACTCTTAGCAGAGCCCCTGGGTGCCAGGAGATCAACGTTTGGGCCAGCAATCTTAAGAAGACAACTACTGTCTTCATTTGTCACAAAGTGACGATGCCATTCTTTATGGTGTTGCGCCGGAGGTTTATCTGCTACGTACTCACAAAAGAAACCAAAATCTTCCCTTGCTTTCTCCAGGGATTCAAGATTTCGTGGAATACGAATTTGTTGCCTACGTGCAGCAGCTTGTGCATTACGTCGATATGCAAGATGTTGATACGCAGGCACTTTAAGTATTGTTCAGTGTATTACTGAATACTACCTCATTTGCCGTCTTTGTTGGTCTTCTTCTGTTCTTGGTACTTGCGGGCTTTGTCCAGCGCGGCCTTGCGTTTCTCCTTGTCTGACATTTCGCTGCCGTCCTCGTTTTTGGCCTCCTTCTTTTTGAAGTGCTCCAGGAGCTGGGGCGGCATTTTGTTCTTGGCCATCTGGCGATACTTTATTTAGTAATTGTTCAAATTGCTGTGGATTTGCCGCCGGTTGTTGAGAAGCTGCGGTTGCACTGCGTCCCATGCGTTCACGTTGGATCTGCCTAACAAAATTAGGCATATTCTTAGCAACACCTGCTGCGTTTACGTCGGCACCCATGACAATTCTTTTATTTTAACTTGGACTGTTATTCGTCTAATTGCATTTTAGCCCAGATACTCATCGAGGCTTCTTCCAGTGGTATCTCAATTGGATCATCTTTAAAGATGACCATGAGTTCACGAATGGCACGGTCAGCGCCAGCCATCAATAAACCTTTGCGATCACGATTGGCTGTAAAGAGTTCAACTTGAGCAATCGTGCCACGCAATTCTTTTTGCATACCTGCAATACGAGCAACACCTGCATCACGTTTTACTACACCATTATCAACATCTTCTCTAAGCTTTCTGATGTCTTCTTGCATCTCCTCGATTTCATATAGGAGTTTCTTGCGGTGATCTGGCTTTGGATAGTTATCCTTAAGCCAAGCTTCACACGAAGTAATACTTCCGTTGTAGCCAAGGAATCTTGCGTATAAAAAAATCTCAACCACAGAAAAACAATCTGCAGCAAATGCAGTAAATGATTCTTGTTCTGCAGACGTTAAGTTATCGACCCACTGGTCAAATAGCTCAATATTTATAAGCTCGTTGGGCCTGGTTGTAATCTCTCTCTTCGTCGCTCTGGGCGAAACGCTGCGCTTGTTCTGCTGTTGTGCGTTGTTCTGCGGCACCTTTTCCGATTGTTTCACGTTCTTGAGCTCCTTGCTCTTTCATTTTTTCTTTGCTGGAGCCAACGGAGACATCCTGGAAAATTTTAACTGCAGACGCAGCTTTTTTGGCTTTGTCTTCGTCAAACAAAAACGAATAGGGATCATTGGAGAGGTCATCTCCAGTGTTAAGAAAACTGCTAGACATTATTCAAGGTCCTCTCCTTCGTTTTTGTTTTGGTCAGAAGACATTGTATCTTTCTCCTGATCTGCTTTGTTTCTAGCGTACTGATACGCGACTTCTGCTGCTTTTTGATAAAGGCGAAGATCCTGACCTTCGCCCGAATCGTTTTTTTGTACAGCAGAAGTTTGCATCAGAAATTGCTCATCATGGAAGCAAGACCCTGACTCATAATGTCACGACGGCCTTCAACGCTCTTTTGACGCTGTTGACGCATCTTAGAACCTTCGAGGCGACCAAGGAGGTCTTGAAATTCACTGATGTTAAAAGATTTGGCGCCATATTCGCCTTCAGTGACCTGCTTTTTCAGCGCAGCAGCATCTTCTGCGGTAATGTTACCGGCTGCCAGGGCGGCATTAATGTTGGCAATCTGATCGTTATAGGCAGATGCCGAAGGGGTTGTAGACATTTGTGAAACCTTTGGTTTAAAGATATTCTAGTGCAGTTAATTAAAAACTAAAAGCACCAATCAAAGCATTACGGTAAGCCGATTCAGAACCAATCTTGGCAATGTCTTTTTGTCCGCGTTGACGCTCGGATTCTTGTTTAACGCCAAACTCACCAGTGATGGTTGCAATATCTCTGCCTCCTTGTTGACGGACACTTTCTACGTCTTTGAGACCGGCATTAATGATGTCTTGCAAGCGAAGATTGTTTTCTGCCTGAATCTTTGCTACATCCGTCTTACTAAGGTAGTCTTTATCAGCAAGATACTTACGGGCTTCGTTGTCAAGTTCTGAAGAACGTATAGTGGCGCCGGCTTGAATACTGGCTACGTTAGACAAACCTATAGACCTAAGTTTTTCCAACTCTGTCTGAACATCTCCCTGTAATTTAAGGATTCCAGACTCGTATAAGAAATTCCCATACTGCTCTTGAGACATGCCTGATTGGCTGTCATCAATCCCGCCACCAGGCTGGATATTGTATGGTACCGGAGTGTTTGCAGCAGGCGTTTGTGTAGTACTTGTTCCAGGAGTAGGTAAAGTGTACGAACGCGCTCCTTTACCAATACCAAAATCTTGCGCTTTAGCCCTTTCGCGAACACTTTGAGGAGTATAGCCTGTTTTCTCTGCAATTTTTTTGATTTCGTCGTAATTGAGCGTGCTACCAATATCTTGATATTTGCCCCCTATTTTAAATTTTGTTGTGTTTGCCATATCAATACCTGGTTATATAGATATTTTAGCCGAACGTAGTGTTTAACATTTGTGCAAAAGCAGCAGAGTCTGTTTTAAAAGTAGGCATTTCAGCCGGCTTAAAACGATATTGACGATTCTTGTACTCGTCACTTGTGGTCAGGTATTTACCAAAGGTAGCTGCTACGTCTGCTGGGTTACTGATACCCATGCCTTGGAAAGATCCTACATAGTTTTGAATCTCAGGATCGCTTAATGTACGTCCCAGCATCTGTTGTGCTGTCTGTTGGAAGAAAGGAGTATAACGTGTGTATTTATCGGCGGAAGGAACACCGGCTTGTGTGCGAGAAAGTTTAGAAGCTTTCTCGATTACTTTTTTACTGAAATCTCCAGCACCACGTGATGCACTTTCGAAAGCGGTAGAAGCCTGTGAGGGCGTCAATCGACCCTCAGCAATATCTGTTAAATAGCGATCAAATAATGCAGGTAGTTGTTCTGTTTTATATTGTTCCCCGCTTTTTTCGATATCTTTAATTGCCTTCACGCCGTAGCGTGCAGGGTTAAAGGCACCTCCTCCTAGGCCACCATACTCATCGGTACCTTTAATCGCATCAATAAGCTGTTGCTGCTGTTCAAGAAGCTTGGTGAATTGATCTTCTTGGTTAACAGGTCTTTGAGTACCTGCGCCATAAATATTATCTGCCATTGTTGCTTAGACTGCTATGTTTTGATTTTAGATCAAACAAACCTTGCCAAAGGCGGCGTGGCAAACCCACTCTTACCAAAATCAGCTTGACGCATCGCAAGATTTTGTGCCATGGTCTGACGAGCACGTTCTTGTGCACCCAAGCCAGCAGCTTGTGCTCCAGAAAACTGAGCGTCTTCAAACTCTGTAAAACGAGTCATTGGAGCACCGGTAAACATATCGTATTTTTTGGCTAAATTTTCCAGGCCAAAAGTACCAAGAAGCGTCTCACGGTTTGCTTGCGTAACTTGCTTAGCTTGCTCAGCTGCAGCTTCTCGTGCTTGTTGTGCAGCACTCTTGGCTCCTTTCCCTGCGGCAGCGCCACCAACACCGCTACCAAGGGCGGAAATGCCTGTACCAATTAAAGTAGCTGTTCCGGGATCAATCATACTTCCTCCAAAAGATGAAAAAGGTTCACTTACATTTAAGTAACTGGTGTTAGGTATAGAGCTAAGAGGTGTCCCGTAACTTGCCATTATTCTAACTCCAGGTTATGAAAGCCACTTTCGATTTGCAATTGGATTTGCGTAGGCTTGGTTTAAAAGGTCTGCAGTACGACCACGGATGCCTAACTCGGTTTGAAGACCAGGCTGCTGTGCTTGTACGATATTTTGGAAAATATTGCCAACCATGTCGCCAATTCTAAAAGGCAACTGCATTTGATAAGCTTCCTGAGCTTCACGTTTGCGCATAGCTTGCACTTCGTTAAATAACTCGCGTTCAGCAGCTCTTTCCTCTCGACGTTGGTCTTGCGCAAAACCTGTAAATAATGCGTAAGGCGCAATGGTGTTTGGATCGACTTTACTCCAATCAAAACCAGGGATGACCGACTGAGAACCAAGACCACCTGTATAGCCAGGCGTCAAGGTGTTTTGAAATACATTTGGGCTGGTGCCTGTGCTGCCAGGGGGATTAAGTCCAGCAATAGGAGAGAGGTTTGCCATGATCAACCAATCGATACGTTGGGAGCAGCAAGCGCAGTCACATATGGGTTGGTGGCGATAGCTTGACGCATGAGTGCACCGCGTTCCCGTTGTGCATCTAACATCATGTTACCAGCAGTACCAAGAACCATCTGCTGCATATAAGCATTATTTTGAGTATTAATCAGCGCCTGGCTACGAGCAAGATCAGCATTTTCCATAGCTTGCATTACCGGGAACAATGCTTTCTGTTGCTCTACCTCTGCTTGTCTTGTGTATTTGTCTAAATCAATAAGAGCACTGGTACGAGTACCAAGAGCATTACGGTATTGTGTTTCACCCAGCTCACCAAGCTGCTGCATGTACTTCAGCTGCTGCGCAGAAGCATTCAGCGGCAGATCACCAAACGGAGTTGGGATACTAACGGCTTGTGGCGTCTTCTCAAGTGCTGCCTTGGTTCCTTGAACCAAACCGCCGCCAACCATGGAACCAATAGCTGTGCCTGCAGCTGCCGTAAGCGGAGCAAAGGGACCGCCAACTGCAGCACCTAAAGCACCTCCAACAAGACCGCCGACTGTAGTACCAGCAGCACCTGCAATATCACCCTGCATAAGAGCAGGGACACCAGCTAATACTGCACCGCCCCCAACAACATAACGTTTGGGTACTTTACTAATAACGTCTGTAGCAGTTTCTGCGGCGGACCTTAAAGCAGGTCCAGCTTTTTTTGCAGTTTCGCCAACTGCGGCTTTACCTTGCCTAAGGCGTTCACTCACAAAATCTACAAGGCCCTGCTGCGCAGCAACAGCAGGATCGATACTTACATTACCTGCAAAAGTACTACTTGTTTGAGGAGAGCGTACACGTGGATTTACAGGTGATTGCAAACCAAAAGAAGGATTGGTTGGATCAATAGAGTAATACACTTTTACGTCTACTTTTTCTAAATTCTATCAGAACCCATCATTTCATATTCAGCAGTTGTAGGTAATTGTGGTCGATTACCAGAAGCGATTGCTTCATTAATAGCATTACCGCCTGCAACACCTGTTAAAGAACCTGCCAAAGCACCAATTGCGCCACGGATGGCACGTTGTTTTGGTGTGCTTCCTTTTGCGGTAGCAGCCGCAAGATTGGCTCCAACACTGCCTGCAACAAAACCTGTGGTCATTGGAATAGATACAGGGAAGCCAAGGACACGTGCTTCTGGGTAACCTTGTAAGTTTTCACCAGTGCCCTTGACAATACCAAGACCAAGCAAACCTTTATCTTGGTACAAGAAATTCATGTAGTTAGCGTAACGCTGTGGTGTTAAAGAAGGAATATCTTGTTTGGCTGTTTCATACTTCAAAGGATCGCCTGTGCGCTGCAAGAAGAAATTCTTCCT